GGGACGGCAGCGGCAGCGGCTGCCATTCTGGTTCTTGTCTCTGCGGCATCGCGGGCAGGCGGTGCGTCCCTTGCGATGGCAGGCGGCCTGCGGGCCTCCGGTGCGGCGGCGCGTGGGCTGAGTGGCGGCTTGACTGCGTCGGCCTCCGGCCTGCGTGTTGTGGCAAGCGCCGGGAACAGCGCTGTTAAGAGCGTGAAGGGCATCCAGGACGCGGCCAAAGGCACGGCTTCGGCTCTGCTTCCCATCGGGGCGGCAGCCAAAAGTGCGGCGTCTGCCCTGATCAAGAGCCTGACCTCCGCTGCGGCGGCAGCGAAGGCGGCCGGTTTGGCCATCGGGAAGGGCGTCAGCCAGAGTATTCAACGGGGCTTTGCGCCGTTGCCCAAGCTGGCACAGAGCGCCATGAACAGCGTGGCAAGCTCGGTCCAATCCGGCGGGACAAAGGCGGCGGCCAGCGCGCAGCGGGCGGCCAGCGCAATCGTCAAAGCGTTTCAGCAGGCGGTACCGCGCGCCACTGCGGCAGGCGGCTATATCGGCAAAGGCCTGGCAAACGGCATGGCGTCCACGCTGAGCCAGGTGCGGTCCGTGGCGGCCCAGCTGGCAGCGGCTGCGGATGCAGCCATCCGGGCGAAGGCAAAAATTGCGTCCCCGTCCAAGGTGGCACACAAGTCCGGCGCATTCATCGGGGCTGGCCTGGCAAACGGTATGCTGAGCAAGGTAAACGCCGTAACGGCTGCCGCAAAAAAGCTGGCCGCATCGGCGCTGAAGCAGCTGCGCGCAAAGGCGTCTTCCAGCGGGGGCAACTACAAAAGCCTCGGCGAAAAGCTGAGCAAAGGCTATAAAACCAGCTTGACGAAAAGCCTGAACAAGGCGCTGAAAGCCGCCAAAAAGCTGATTCAAAAGCGGACGGGAAAGGCGCTGACGGGAAAGCTGTATACGGCGCTCAGTAAGGCCATGAAGAGCGGCGCCAGCAAAGCCATTTCAACGGCGCAGAAGGCCATTACCCGTGTCAGCACTGCCGCCCAGGAGAAGTACGACGCGGCTATTCAGCGGCGGGATTCGTTCTATGAAAAGCTGGCCGACATGGGCGACATCTACACAGTGGATTCCTACGGCTATCTGTCGCTGAAGGACTTTGACGCCGGCACCAAACAGATCAACGCCCTGGGCAAAAACCTGAACAAGCTGAAAAGCAAACTGCCCCAGGGGCTTCTGAACGAGATCGCGGACATGGAGACCGCCAACGGGTTGGCCTATACGAATCGTCTGTTGAAGATGAGCGCAGAGGAGCTCAAAGCCTACGGCAACTCTTATACGAAATACGTCGGCGCTGCCGAAAAGACGTCTTCTGCCTTCTGTAAAAGCCAGCTGAGCGCCATCCGGAAGGAGTTTAACAGCTCCGTCACGCGGGAGCTGAAAAGCCTGAACGCAAGGCTTACTGCCGTCGGAAAGGACGCCATGGCTGGATTTGTCAAGGGCATGAACTCCGTGACAAAAAAACTAAAGGGGTCCAGCAAGCGGCTGGCGCTTTCGGTTGTCAGCGTATTCAGAAAGTATTTGAAAATCCACTCCCCGTCCAGGGTATTTGCCCAGCTGGGCCGATACGTAGGGCAGGGCTTTGCGGATGGCATGGAGTCCACTGGCCGCATGATTCAGCGTGTTGCGGCGGAGGTCATCAGCATCCCGGCGGCGGCGCCTGTTCCGGTACTGGCCGGGGGCGGTAAACTTCCAGCGGACTGTGATTACTACGGCTCCGGCGAATACACGGTCATCGTACCGGTAGAGCTGGACGGACGCGAAGTGGCACGGGTGACTGCGCCCTACACCCAGAAAGAGCTGAACAAACTACAAACCAGAGACAACCGCAAGCGCGGCAGGGCAGGACGCTAGAAGCTGAATAGGGCAAGCCCCCGGATTACTCCGAGGGCTTGTTGGCTTCGATATAAGAGGCGATGAACTTCTTGATCTCTGTGGTTGCTGTAGTGTTGTTTGCGGCGCAGGCGGCACGGAATGCGGCCAGGATGTCCGGCTTCAGGTCCAGCGGGAAGCGGACGTAGGTGCGGCGGTTGTATTCCGCCTGACGCTTATATTTGGGTTCACTCATTGTCTTTGCCCTTTCTGTAAAGATAGAGTGCATAGCCCATCTTTGCGATAGCAATGCAGATGAAGAACACGCCCAAAAAACGAAGAACATGGTGAATCATTTGCGTACCTCCTATTGACTACTGTCTGACTTCGATGGTAAAATGGGGGCGAGGCGGGAACCCCGCCCCCGAGTTGTTATCCGATTAGTTTTTCAACTAATAGAAGCAACAAACCAATTAGGAAGTCTATTGCGGCTTGTGTAAAGAGTTGACGCCAATCAGTCTTTGCCGCTTTAGGCTTCTTTCTTTTTGGTCGGTACATTTTGCTCACCCCCTTTCCATGATTTAATTATAGCACATGTACACGTGCGTGTCAATAGAAAATAAGAAAAAAGTCAAGAAAAACGAACGCGACGACGGAAAGATTCCGCCACGGCGTTCTTTTTTTCTGCTGCGCAGAGAGGCAACCCAGGAGGTGACGCGGTATGTACACATTCACAGACACAATAGAACAGCCCCGGGGTGCGGAGCGCCCCGCCGAAGCGCTGTCCATCGATGGAGTATGGCTGGAGGATGTAGTTCCTGGATACCGGACGCTGTATGTGTCTGGGCGGGAACTGCTGGCCCAGGAGATCACGCTCAAGGAGGTGGGGGCCAGAAATGGCGCCCTCTTTCAGCGGCGGCGCTACCCGGAACGGGTGATCACAGTGGGGTACCAGCTGATCGCCGCCACGAATGCGGCGTTTCGCTCCGCATTTAACCAGCTGTGCCGCCTGCTTGACGTGGAGGAGGCGCGGCTCATTTTTGCGGATGAACCGGACAAATTCTTCATCGGAACCCCCTCCGGGGTGGGGGACATCGACCCGGGCAGAAACGCCGTAACGGGAGAAATCGAGTTCACCTGCGCGGACCCGTTCAAGTACTCCGTGGAGGAGTACGAGGCGGCCCCGGCCAGGGGCGGAACAGTTACCATTGCGTACAACGGCACGATGCCGGGGTTTCCCGTACTCTGTGCGAGCTTTGACAACGCCGCCGCCGGTGGCAGCTCAGATGGGTGCGGGTATGTGGCGTTTGTAAATGACCGGGGGAAAATCATCCAACTGGGCGACCCGGAGGAGGCGGACGGGGAGGATTTCCCGCAGTCTCAGACGCTGGTGAACCAATCCTTTAAGGCGTCTGGCGCGTGGGATACCGCGGCAAAAAGCGAGTGGCCCAGGAATACGGGTACCGCGTCCTCCACAACGGTAACACAGACCGGCGACGTCGCGCAGGTACAGCACAACGAGACAGAGTCAACCTACTATCTGCACGCTTCTGATTACGGGAGCGGGGAAAAGTGGCACGGCCCGTCCATTACGCGCACGCTCCCGGCAGACGCGGCGGGGGAGTCCGGCGCGAAAAACTTTACCCTGACTTACGTGAACAAGGTATCCATCGGCAAGGCATCCGCCGATGTCAATCAGCTGGGCGGACTGCAAATGCTGCTGCTGGACGCAAGCGGCGGGATTGTGGCCGGTGTTTCTGTGCTGAAGAGTAAGCCGGGGACGGATGCGGTTATTCGCTTTCGTGCGAACGGAAAAAGGTTGGAGGATGTGGCTATTGATCTGTTCTACTACAATCAATATTTCGGCAGCAACAACACATCCAAGGGCACAAAGACGGTCAAAACAGTGAAAGTGACAAAGACAGCGGGGCAGATCGAGTTCAACGCCGGCGGCGTTGTGCGCACTTACTCAAGTGACGAGATCGCGGACACGGCGGTGGTAAAGGTTCAGTTTATGTTCCTGAGCTACGGCAGCAAGGCGGCGCTGACCCACTGCGGCCTGTATTCTGTTAAGTTTGTGAAGCACGGCTGTACCGCGTGGAAGAACGTGCCGAATAAGTTCAGCGTGGGAGACGAGCTGTCAGCGGATTGTGGCAGCGGGGAAATCCTTCTGAACGGCCTGTCAGCTCCAGACCTGGGAGCCCTGGGGAACGACTGGGAGGAATTCGGCCTGCTGCCCGGTCAAAATCAGATCGTGACAGCTTATTCCGACTGGGTGCCCGCGTCCCAGGCTCCCACCTTCAGCGTCCGGTACCGGGAGGTGTTTTTGTGATCGTATATTTTTCTGACCGAGACATGAATGTACTGGGCTCCGCCTCTACCGGCCTGCCTCGGGGGCTGACGGTTACGGAGGACCTGAAATCCGAGGAGGTAGAGACCGGCGTTGCCGCCTTCAGCTGCAAGCTGCCCTACACCCCGGATACACGGCACGAAGTGGAGCGCTGCGCCGCGGTGGGCAACTACTTATTCCGCAACGCTGGGTTCGGAAATGAGTTGTACACCATTATCGAGACGGAAGCAGATACCGAGGCTGGGACCGTGTACCTTTATGCGGAAGATGCGGGGCTGGGGCTGCTCAATGCAGTGGCCCTGGCCTACGCGGCGGAATCGGAACAGCCCATTACGCACTACTTTGAGAAGTGGCTGGACGGAACCGGCTTCGCCGTGGGCGTGAATGAAGCAGGAAGCGAGATGAAGCGCCTGGCCTGGGACGACGAGGCGACAGTAACGGAACGGCTCCAGGACGTGGCGGAGCAATTCGGGTGTGAGTTGTCCTTCAGCTTCGACATTGAGGGACTGGATATCACAGGCCGGTACGCAAATATCCACCGGAAGCGGGGGAAGGATATCGGCGCTCAGCTCCGGCTGAATGAGGACGTGTCCCGCATCGTGTCCAAGCGGACCATTGAGAATCTGGCCACCAGTCTGTTGGCAGTAGGCGGAACGCCGTCTGGTTCAGACATCCCGGCCACCCTGGAGGGGTACAGCTACGATGACGGCGATTGCTATGTCTCGGGCCGTTACCTGAACTCCAGAGCCGCACTGGAGAAGTGGGGGGAGACCGGGCCGGACGGGCAGCGCCGCCATGTTGTAAGACTGTTTACCTGTGACGCTGCCAGTCAGGAGGAGCTGTGTACCCAGGCAGTGGCGGAGCTGAAGAAGTACGGGGAAGCGGAGGTCAATTATGAGATCGAGCTGGCCCGGCTCCCCTCCGGTGTACGCATAGGCGACCGGGTGAATATCGTGGACGATGCAGGCGGGCTATATCTGTCAGCTCGCATTCTGAAGCTGGAGACCTCTATTGCGGAGGACACCCGTACCGCAACATTGGGGGAATACCTGATTCAGGACAGCGGCATTGCGCAGAAAGTGGAGGAACTGGCCGCCCAGGTCAAGGCTTCCGGCGCACAGTCGCGGTACACCTGGATCGCCTACGCCGATGACGCCGCTGGAAACGGTATCAGCCTGGACCCAACCGGAAAGGCGTATATGGGCACCGCCGCAAATCAAACCACGGAGACCGTGGACCTCTCTGACCCCGGTATTTTTACCTGGGTGAAGGTGCAGGGGGAGAAGGGGGAGGCTGGCGAACCGGGGACCCCAGGTGAACCAGGCGCAGACGGTAAGGACGCCGTCTCCTACGCCATCGAGAGCTCTGCCGGAACCGCGCTCCGACCGGACGTCGCAAGCACGGTGCTGACCGCACACATCTACCAGGGCGGTGCGGAGCTGGACCCTGACGGGGCGTGGGACTATACCTGGTACGGGGACACCGGCGGCGGCGCTCAGATCATCGGAAACGGGAAAAGTATGACCCTGCTGGCTGCCGACATTGGAAGCAGTATGCTGGTACACTTCGTCTGCGACGACGGGGTCAGCACGCCGGTAGTTGGCACCGACACGGCGGACGAGGTATTGGCGGCCCGGCTGAATGCCATCGAGCAGAGTAACGCGGACACAGCAACGGCAATCAACGCCGTGCAGGCGGAAATGGAGGGGTGATATGTCCATCAGCTACACGAAAAAAATATGGCAGAACGGCGATCTGCTGGACGCCGCATCACTGAACAACCCGGAATCCGGTGCGGGGGCGAATGCAGATGCCATCAGCGAGATTCAGGCAGCCCTACCCTCATATGTGGGTAGCAGCATCGCAAGGAAACAGGCGGCTGCCTATACGCCGGGAACGGCAGATCAGATAATCGGGGCCAACCAGTACCTGGCGGGCCCCCAGACTATCAAGGGAGACCCCGACCTAAAGGCGGAAAACATCAAGTCCGGCGTCAACATTTTCGGCGTGGACGGAAGCTACGAGGGCTCCGGCAGCGGCGGTCTGGACACGTCTGATGCAACCGCTGCTGCGACCGATATCGCCAACGGCAAGACAGCCTATGTGAATGGGGCAAAGGTTACCGGCACACTGCCCAGCGCTTCCAGGGTTGCGTATGCGCCCAGCGGCAGCTCCAGCGGCGACGCTGTTGTTTCTCTGATCACAACAACGCCCACGGTGGGAAGCGCCTATAAAAAAATTCGGATAAAATCCCCGTCGTTGACGGCTCCAAGTACAAAATCTATCGTTGACCCATCAAATACTGAAATTTTTGTGGAGGCGGCTGTAGCCGATTTTGGCAATGCCACGGCGGCAGACGTAGCAGCGGGGAAGACATTCACCTCTACCGCTGGTCTCAAGGTGACCGGTACCCACCAGTGCGCCAGCGGCCTTGACACGTCAGACGCAACCGCTGCGGCGGCAGACATCGTCAGCGGAAAAACGGCCTATGTCAACGGCGTAAAGCTGATCGGTACCCACACCTGCCCCTCCGGCGGCGGTGGCTTGACTGTGGCCACCGGTACGACTACATCCGGCACAATCGAGACGGGGCTTTCGTCCCTCGCCTACCTCGTGCTCTACAAGGACTCCATCAGCGCAACCGGGCTGGTCCAGGCGGTCTATGTGGCCAGCGAGGGCACGTCCCATATGACCACCTGCGACTCGTATTCATCCTACTTTAAGAGCTTTTCTGCCAGCACCAGCACAGCGGACACCACAAACGGCGGTACCTTCAACTGGGGCGGAACCGGAACCAAGGCACTGAACGGCACCTACAACTGGATCGCGTTCGGCGCGGCGTAACGGGAGGGCATAGCTTATGATCTATAAAAGCCCGGCAACAACCTTTGTGACGGTTTCAGACGGTGCGCCCGCCACCTCCTACAGCGTCGTTCCAAGCGTCACCACCATGACACGCAATGTGTCCAACACGGTACTCAGTCCAGCCTCTGTTACCTTCAGTGCCTACGCGAAGACCGGAGAGGCCGCTCAAGAGGCGTATACCGGTTATCTCTATGCGGAGTGCAGTTATGACGGCGGGGGGACCTGGTCGGCGGTGTCCGGCGCGGCAGCTTCCAGCCAGACCTGTGCGCCGGAGATTCTCAGTAACGGGAAGCAGCTGACCGGCATCCGGGCGTCCCTGTATACGGATGCTGAAATGGGCACGCTGCTGGCCAGGGTCAGCGTCAGCGTGGTTCTGGACGATGCCGCCGTACAGGTGCTGTTGTGCGAGGAAAACGGAGAGGTCCGGGTCAACGGCGCCAACCTTGCTGCGGGTTCTGTTGCGGCGCGGTCTATCGACGTGGAGGATCTCTTTGCCCAGGACATTACCGCCAGCGGTACCATCAGCGGCTTAAAGCTGCGGGGGGAGACCATTGATATTGAGGCATCTGCTACTGACGCCGGTTCTGTCAGGATTGCTTCCTCCCGGAATGAAGATGGGTCATATAACATTGAGCTGTACAATGCATCCGGCGGCACCGGCATGGGCGGGAAGGCATACTTGCAAGTGCGCCCTGGCGTGATCTATTGTTCTGGCAGTCAGATGGTGGTGAACACCGATGAACTTGTTTTGTCCGGCGTTCCGGTCGTGGCGGACTGCACCCACAACACCTATACGTTGTTTGACAGCAGCGTAGTAGAAGAGGGCTCCGTCACCGTGGTGAAAAAGCTGGGCTGGTGCCAGGTATATGGATATGTCAAGCTCGCTGATACCGTATCCGCCATGATGGACATCCTGGACAGCACCAAGGTGCCAGCGCCTCAGACTGGTGTTGGTATCTACGATACGGCGGGGTACTGGACCAGCAGCTACACCCGGCTTATGCGAGTTGGCGTGGGCGCCGGTGGTGGCCTGCGGATTATGTACGGCGCGGCGGGAACCTTCTGGTTCTCCATTACGTACCCCGTGGCATAGTCCGGTCAATGACCCGGCAAATCTGCTACGATACAAAAGAAAGAGTTTTAGAGGTGATCTGACATGATCGAGTACATTCCGCAGCTGGCGGAGGCTGTGGCGGTCTGCATCCCATCTGCTGCTGTCGGCCTGATTGTATGGCGGATGGAAAAGAAGATGGAGCGCGGCTTTCAGGCACAGGCCGACCGAGAAAAGGTCCGGGAAGAGAATGAAGTCCTGCTTGTGCAGGCCACCGGCGCGGCCATCGCGCTGGGTGAGGCAACGGCGATGGCGTTGAAAAACGGCCATACCAATGGAGAAACAGAGGCGGCCCTGGAGTATGCGCGGGAGGTCAAGCACAAGCAAAAGGATTTCCTGACCCGTCAGGCCGCGAAAACGATCAGTGGAGGTAATTGGCATGAATAAAAACTGGTGGAAAGCAGCGGGCGTCCGCGCGATTAAGACGGTGGCACAGACCGCCGTGGCCACGATCGGCACCACTGCGGTACTGTCTGAGGTGAACTGGCTGGCCGTGGCCAGCGCGTCTGTACTGGCGGGCATCCTGTCCCTGCTGACCAGCGTGGCGGGGCTGCCGGAGGTTAACGCCTAACAGCTGGACGATTACTACACCAGGAGGCGGAGAGTAATGGAAAACAGTATTTTGCAGCGGGGCACAACGCCGGTACACAGCTTTACCCTGCCGGATGATCTGAAGGAGGTCGAGTTAGCCGCGCTGTATATCACCTATGCGCAGAGCGGAACGGTGCGACTGGAAAAGACGATGGACGAGGTGGCGGTTGACAGCGGCGTGATTACCGTTCAGCTGACACAGGAGGACACGCTGCTATTTCGGGCGAAAGCGACCGTGCGCATTCAAATCCGATTGCGCACGGCGGCAGGGGATGCGCTGGCCTCTGACGTGATCGAAGTGCCGGTAGGCGCGATCTTAAAGGACGGTGTGATCTGATGGAGGGTTGTTTTTCGACGGTGTTCCACAACACGCTCAACACATTTCAGGTGTCGTTTAATGGCACAGCATCTCTGCGGGAATATGCGGATTATACCGGCAGCTATGACGTGACGCCTATGATTACCTCCCAGCGCCTGGAAACAGCGGATAAGCATATGTTGGATGACGTGCTGATTCGAACGATACCGACGCAGGAGACCACCAATGAGGCGGGCGGCACGACATTCACAATAGGAGGTATTTAAAAAATGGCATATAACAAGGTGGTTTATGGCGCGCAGGTCCTGATTGATCTGACCGCTGATACGGTAGACCCGGAGCATCTGCTAGCAGGCAAGACGGCCCACGACAAGTCCGGCGAAACCATCACCGGCACCTGCGACTATGACGCGGCAACCGGGGACGCAACCGCCGCCGCATCCGATTTGCTGGCAGGGAAAACGGCATACGCGGGCGGCGAAAAGGTCACCGGCGCGATGGCAGACAAAGGCGCCGTTACCGGTACAATTGCGACGAAGGAGGGCGAATACACCGTCCCGGCTGGCTTCCATAACGGCAGCGGCAAGGTGGCGATCTCCGCCACGGAGCAGGCGAAAATCATCCCCGGGAACATTAAAAGCGGCGTGACCATTCTGGGTGTGTCCGGCTCCTATGGCGGCGAGGCAATTGCTGCCCAGGAGAAAACGGTCACCCCGTCTACCTCTCAGCAGATTATCAGCCCTGACGCCGGGTATGATTACCTGTCCAAGGTGACTGTGGCGGCGATTCCCTATAATGAGGAGAGCAATGCGGCAGGCGGCACGACGGTAACGATTGGAGCGTGATGAATTTGCCAGTCAATAAGGTAATCTATGACGGCAACACCCTCATTGACTTGTCTGGGGATACCGTTTCCCCGGACAAGCTGATGGAAGGGGTTACTGCACACGACAAGACAGGCGCTCAGATCGTTGGAACGGCTACGGGCGGCGGTGGCGCAACAGAACCATACGTTGAGGAAACCTATGATAGCTATGGAAACTTGACAGGTGCTGTGCTGCATGGGCACACAAAAGTAAGAAATACTGCATTTTTCTGTTGTTCCAAACTAGCTCTCATATTTTTACCTGATGGAATTACAACCATTGGTTATAGTGCGTTCGAGCAGTGTCCCAACCTCGCTTTATCCGCTTTACCTGATGGAATTACATCTGTCGAGAATTCCGCATTTTCCGGTTGTTCCAAACTAACTTTAACCGCGTTACCTGCTG